AGCTGTTCAGCGGTTACGACGCTCAGCCTATTGATCGCTACAACGTCGCGCCGTCGACACGGGTGCAGGTGCTACACGCCGCAGAGGATGGGCTGCATATTGATGCAGTCAAATGGGGATGGGCGCCATTCTGGGCCAAGGGCAAGCGCCCCGATCCGATCAACGCCCGTGTAGAGACGGTCACCACGGGAAAGTTCTTCAAGCAACTTTGGCCGAAAGGCCGAGCCCTGGTGCCGAGTGAAGGGTGGTACGAGTGGGTCAAAGACCCTGACGATCCGAAGAGAAAGCAGCCCTACTTCATTCGCCTGAAGAGTCAGAAGCCCATGTTCTTTGGCGCGCTCGCCCAAGTTCATCCTGGCCTGGATCCCCAAGACGGCGATGGGTTCGTGATCATCACCGCCGCCAGCGATCAGGGCATGGTGGACATCCACGACCGCAAGCCGCTGGTGCTGACACCTGAGCACGCTAGGGAATGGCTTGATCCGAATCTCACTCCAGCACGAGCCGAAGAAATCGCGCGCACGTGCTGCCAACCAACTGACGACTTTGGGTGGTACACAGTGAACAAAGCCGTCGGCAACCCTCGGAATCAAGGGGCCTCTTTGATTCTCCCGTCTGATGAGAAATAGTCGGCCCCAACAGCAGCACGGTTTGAGGAAAATTTTAGCCGCTAAAATTCGGTGGGTGGTTACTTGCGTCAATTCGTTATTTCGTTATTTCGTCAATTCGTTATTTCGTCAATTCGTTACTTCGTTACTTCGTTAATTCATCAACCTACGTCCTCATACCTTTCTACCATTGTACCTAGGGGGTTTTACGTTTTTACGTTTTTACGTTTTTACGTTTTTACGTTTTTACGTTTTTACGTTTTTACGTTTTTACGTTTTTGCGTTTTTGCGTTTTTGCGTTGAAGCTACGACCCTGCGTAAATACGTAAATACGTAAATACGTATAGCGCAATCGCTAGCCGCTGAATCGCTGACACCAACAGGTACGAATCCCCTCCAACCGACAAAACCCAATGAAACCTGAGCCGGCAACGGGTCAAGCTTAAGCAAGTTTCGCAAGTTGCGTAACTTCCGCAACTTGCGCATATCAAAAAAAATCAAAATCCGGTATTGACTTAAAAGCCAGCCGCATACTAGCCTTAAAAAGACTTAAGGCCCCCAGCCTCCCACGAAACCAAACAGCCGGATTTACCGCAGAGCTATCACGTAGCCTCACTGATTTTCGCAAACGATATATCGGACCCAGAAGGGTCCAACTTCATTACAGAGAAAACATCATGAAATGGATCGCTTTAGTGATTGCGCTTACCAACGTTTTTGAAGCTCTACGTAAAGCCTGGGAGATTCTGAAGTCCTAAAAAATCTAAGATTGCTTAGGGTTATGGATGACCCCCTGGCGAGAACTTAAAAAAGTGACCCCAAAGGGTCTGGTTGCCAGTTCATGATGATCAACTCTCCGCTGACAGCCGACACGCCCTGCCGCTGGTTCGCTGTGCTGTACCGAATGTCTACAGTCTCAAAATGAAAGCCCTCAAACACGCGCCGAATGTCCGGGTGATCGTTGATGCTAACCATGACCTTCCCTCTGCAGCGCCGCATGAAGTCAGCCATACGTTCGTAATTCTCAAAGGGAAAATCCACGCCATAGCCGGCGGTCTGCCAGTAAGGTGGGTCCATGTAGTGAAAGGTATGGGCACGGTCGTAGCGCTCGGCACACTCAAGCCAGCCCAGGTTCTCCACATAGGTGCCTGACAGACGCTGCCACGCTGCAGATAGATTCTCCTCAATCCGCAGCAGGTTGATCGCAGGGCCGGTGGTCGCGGTGCCAAACGTCTGCCCCGTCACCTTGCCGGCAAAGGCATGGTGCTGCAGATAGAAAAATCGAGCGGCGCGCTGGATGTCGGTAAGGGTTTCAGGGCGGGTCATCTTCTGCCACTCAAACACCTGGCGGGAACTGAGCGCCCATTTGAACTGGCGGACGAATTCTTCCAGGTGGTTTTGCACGACGCGGTACAGCGTCACCAAGTCGCCGTTGATGTCGTTGAGGACCTCAACCGGTGCTGCCTGGGGGCGCATGAAGTAGAGCGCGGCGCCGCCGGCAAACACTTCAACGTAGCATTCGTGTGGCGGGAAGAGCGGGATAAGGCGGTCGGCCAGGCGGCGTTTGCCGCCCATCCAAGGGATGATGGGTGTAGACATAAAAAGCAAGACCTTTGCTGTATGAATAAACAGTGCTAGGCTCGCTCCGCTTTGTGCACGAAGCAGGAGCCTTGGCTGGACTTGCAGGGACGATCTGCAGGGAAGGTGGCCGGGTGGGATGTTGACGCATCCTGCCCGGCCGCTCCTTTTACTTCGGTGTAGAAACCTCTTTTGCGTAAGCCTGACAGGCCCGCAGGGCGATCAATCCTTGGTCGCCGGCATCGGTGATTCCAATAATTCGTTGAGCATGCGCTGGGTCAAGTTGGGCTCTTGCGGTGCCATGAACCACGCGGCCGGTGCCGGTGGTGGTTGGCATTGCACAGCTGCCGGTGGTTTCGGTGGCGGCGAGTACGACTGACAGCCGCAGATCAGCAGTAGCCAGCCGATCACGCAGACGAGCCTGCTTGGTTTGCTCATCGGTCAACTCCTTGTAGTGGGTTTCATCTTTGTTCTGCAGGCGTAGCTCCAGGGCCAGGCGTTTTTCCTGCTCGATGCGCTGCAGGTCAGCAGACGCTTGGGATATCTCGTTGAGGGTGTCCGCCTGCAGCCGGGCCTGGCGCTCCAACACACGGCCATAACGCCAGCCCTGCGCAGTCCAGGCCAACGCCGCGGATCCGGCGACCACCATCAACAACAAGCAGCCGACGACAGCGATTCGAAACTGCGCAGGAATCAGGTCGAAGAGACGCATAACACTGCCCTCGCCCTGCCCCAGAGCTGCAGCCGATCCTCCAGGCCGTTGAGGCCGCCATTGATCCGGCGGGTGATGGTGTTGAACTGGTCCTGATCCGCGAGCGCATTCAGCCCATTCACCGACCAGAACCACGCCGCCGACTCTGCTGCCCATTGCGGCTGCTCGAGCAGCTCCGGTGTGGGCAACAATCGTTCATCACCAAACAGCGCCAGGCTACAGCGCAGATAGTTGTCGTGACCGGTGACCTGGATCAGGCCACGACCACGGTAGCGCTGACCATCACCGTCGGCTTCGGGAGTGTTACCGAGCTTGGCCGCCAGGGCGCCGGTGTCGTATTTGCTGAGGTACTGATCGCTGCCCAGTTCGCGTACGTACTGCAACTGGCCTGACTCGTGGCCGACCTGGGCGAGGAATGCGGCTTGGCGCTTGGGTGTGTTGATCTTCCTGTTGATCATCGCTGCATTTAAAGCAGATACAAAAACGCCCGCTTGGCGGCGGGCGTTGGGCATGATGCGTTGAAGTTGTTGCTCGGTGATGGGCATGGCGCCTCCTGAGTTCGTCGTTGCGGGTTTGTCGATTGCGTTAGGCGGTTACGGCACCGTCAGCACCGTGAGCGGCTTTTTCTGTTTCTTACCTTTGGCCTTGGCTTTGCCCTTTTTGCCGGCGTTGCACTCGACCGTGGTGGACCAGCCGGCCTGGGTGAACACCTGCTCCACCGAGTCCACCAAAAAGTCCCCATCCAATCCGTCCTTGAAGCCCTGCGCGTTGATATGGCGCTCGGCAAACAAGTCGGTGCGCCCCACCATCTCCAGCCGAACTGCTGCAGAAGAACGGTTGAACGCATTCAGCCGTGCCTTGGCGGCCTGTTCCGCTGCAGACTTGTTGGGATGGATATGTCGGTCGGTATGTACCGGCGGCATGCCTTCCGGGGCGTCATCGTTGCCCAGCTCCAGGGTTACCAGTTCGCCGTTCTTTTTGTCCTGGTAGCGTGTCTTGACCGCCTTTTGCGTGGTGCGATCAGCGAAACGAAACTGCCAGCGGCTGACATCGCTTTTCTGGATGGTGACCACGCCGAGGGTTTTGCCGCTCGCGCTCTGTCCCGCTTGACGCTGCATCACCAACAGCTTGCCGTCGGCGACCTTGGCGGTGCAGTCGTATTGCTTGGATAAGCGAGTGATAAAGTTGAAGTCGGATTCGCCGATCTGGTCGACCCGAGGCACCATAGTGGTGATGGAACAGACTGGTTGCCAGCCGTTGCGAGCGGCCACGTCGGTGACGATCTGCGCAAGGGTGACGTTTTCCCAGCTACCGGTACGGGTGGTTTTGCCGGATCCGCGCATGTCGCTGGCTTTACCGCGAATCACGATGGTGTCCGGCGGGCCGGATGCTTCGACCTCATCCACGATGTAGCGGCCCAAGCGCGTCAGGCTGTTGCCGGCGTAGCCCAGGTAGATCTCAATGCCGGCACCGCGCTTGGGCAGTGACACAGCGCCATCGCGGTCATCGATACGCAGCTCAAAGTCATCCGACTCCATGCCGGGTTTGTCGACGGTACGCAGGGACAGCAGGCGGTCATTGATCAGGGCCGTGATATCGGTCCCGTCCGCGACAATTCTAAAAGTTGGTTTCATTTCGATACCCCAGAAACGACAAAGCCCCGCAATGCGGGGCTTTGTCATGAATGGGTGCTCAGTTGATGTCGAGCACCACCAGGCTGTCCTCTCGAACAGCAATACAGCTTTGACACACAGGGCAGGCGAAGACGTCGGTCTTCGGCTCAATGACCATCGACTTGGTACACGCCGGGCAACTGCCGACTACCTGGGTTTCACGGAAACCGAAGGTTTTCCACAGCGTGGCGAGGATCACGCCTACGGCCAAAAACCAACCGACGATGGGAATGAAGGCCAGGAGGATCGCCCCCACAATGCCGAAGAAAATCCAATTCATCCGATAGCCCAATTCAGCCCAGATGCCCCGTTTTACCGTCCTTAACACTGTTGATCTTTCCATGAAGCGTCCCGCGCTCGATCCAAAAAGGGCGAGTCTATCGGCGACAGCCCTATGGGGCAATCGGCCATCAGTCCCACAGCTGCACGGTTTCGTCCGTGACCGGTGGGAGGTCTGGGAAGACAATCAGCAACCCGGCTTTGAGCGGTTGCGGCTGGTCGGCCAGTCCTTGGTTGTGGGCCAACACTGCCTCCACGGTGCCGTTGAGGTGCCCGTAAAGCTGGTTACACAGGGTATCCAGCACGTCGCCGTCAGACGTTCTGCAGGTCATCGCCATATCGTACAAACTCCAGGGTAAATACTTGCTTTCGCGGGATCCCGCCCTGCAGCAGCGCGCTCTGTTCTTCGTCGAGGTTCTTCAGGCACCAGGTGCCCAGCACTTCCCCGTAGCCGGTGGTGAGGGTCAGTGGCAGCAACTGGGCACCAATGCTGCGCAGGGTGTCCAGTTGCTTGAGCCCTCCTTTGAAGCCAGGAAAGATCGAGCCTTTTAGGGTCATTTTTTCCTCGCCCATACCAATGGCCTGCTGCGCCGGTCGACGGCTGAGACGTTCTTGCGCAGCCCAGCGAAACTCCGTCTGCCGGCGTAACTCGTCGAAGGCCGCCGTATCCAGATTGAAGTAGTAGGGCTGGGTGTTTGGCTTGAGCGGCTGGATGATCAGCAGGTGAGGAAACGGCTTCACGGCCTCAGCGAGAGGAGTCTGAGACAGCCCCAGGGCTTCGGTCGGTAGAACGTTTGCCAACGATGGGCTGACCTTCCCTGCCACCTTATTGATAGCCGCGCCGGCCTTGACGGCTTGTTCTTTGAGGACACCAAGACGCTCGTCTATTTGAGAGGCCGCCCGCGAAGCTCGGCTGTATGTTTCAACCACTGCGCCGACCTTGGCCTGTGCTGCACCAATCCCCCGCATGACCCGTTGAAGTTTTTCACCTGCACCTGGCGGTAGGAACGGCAAATTTTCAAGCTCAGCAGCCGCACCCGTGATCTCGCTGATCGCGCCGTTTACAGGTCCCATAATCCCATCAATGCTCCGCCGGCCCGCCTCGCCCGCGCTGACCAGGTATTTGAAGCCGGACTGCATCTGCTCCAGATATTCCATGATCCCTCCTTATGTATGGGCGTCGTCGTAGAGATTACGTCGGGCTTCCTGCTGTGCGGCGTCATTCAGTGCGCGCTGCATCAGGGGTAGAAGCTGCTGAACAAATTGCTGCGGATCCTTGGCATCACCCTCGACCGTGACCGGCATGTTCAGCGAATAGCTGAACTTTTGGTCCACCCGTGCAGGCTCTGGCTTAGGTGCCGCAGGCGCCTGAATAACCAGATTGGCGGGTTTTGGAGCAACAGGCGCCGCCAGTGAGCGAGTGACGTCGCCCAACGCCGGCCCCATTGGCATCATCATCGGTGCTGTTGGTTTCGGCTTTGCAGTTGCAACCAGCGCCTGCTGCCGCACCGGAGGCGCGGCGAGGCTATTTACCGGCACGGGTACCGACTGAATCAGCGGTTTTATGACCGGTGACAAGGGAGCGACAGCCGTTCCGATATCCTGCACTGCAGGTGCTGGCTGAGTCGCTACAACAAAAGGTTGCCGAGCAGCGAAATTATTCGCCATCGTTGCCAGGCTGGGTACCGCTGGCCCAGGTCGCGGCGCCATCAACATCGGCGTAATCGGTGCGGCGGTCGCTTTGGGTTTGTCACTGCCAAACATCGACAACCCTGCCCAGCCCCCCAGTTGCTGACCTCCCATGCTCCCAAGGTATGCCCCCACCATGCCGCCGATGGCTGTGCCAATGATGGGTACCACTGAACCAATGGCAGCGCCCGCAGCCGCACCCGCCATGGTGCCGGCAAGTGTTCCGGCGGCCTCACCATAGCCCTCCGCTTTTTCGTCCTGCGTTTCAGCGGTCAGATAGGTGTTGAGCACCATGCTGCCGGCCTCGACCAAGGAGGCGCCCGGAACCACTTTGGCCGCTTTACCAACCTTACCGACACCCCCGGCGACCGAGGTCAGCATCTTCGTCCCAGGCCCTGGCAAAACAGGAGGACGAGGCGCTGAAACCGGTGGACGTATAGCCGGCGCAGGCACGGGAGGTGTCGTTGACCGAATAGCCGGACTACGTGGCTGAGCCGGCGTACGCTGTGCAAGCGCAGGTGCGCGTGCCGCACCAACCGGACGCGGTGACCGTGGCGGTGCCATTGGACGGCGCCGCGAAGCCCGAGGAATAGACGGTTTTCGGTTTCGACGCCGTGCCGACCGTGAATTACCCATGCCGCCCATGGACGCCATATTCACGACAAACACACGCTGAATGCCGCCCACCGGCTCTGCGGCTTCCCCTCCGCCACCCACCGCGTCTTGAATCATCGAGACGACATCAATGCCCGTGGCAACAGGATCCAAACCACCCGCCTTCGGATCAGCCCCAGGCCCCCCCTTACCTCGTAAGGCGGCGGCAGCTTTTAGCCCTTTCTCCACCACCGACAACGCCGCACCGCCTTTGCCCTTGACTGCACCGCCGCCTGCATTCGAATTGGTGACAAACACCTTTTGCACACCAACTGCTTTTCCGCCCAAACCGCCCCGCGCCAAATTAATCAGGCCCTTGCCGATCTTGAATGTCTGAAACGCTGCCACTGCTGCGCCAATCGCACCAATAGCTACCGTCGTACCGCTGATGATTTTCGGGAATTCATTGGCAAGGCCCGCCATGCTATTGCCGACCTTGGTCAAGCCATCGGCCGCCAGGTCGGTGAGCGGTCGTAACGCATCACCGAGACTGGTCATGGTCGCTTCCATGCTCGATGTCGCCGCGCTCCACTTGGCGTTGGATGTCTCACGAGCTTTCGCCGCGTCGGACTCGATCTTGGCCTTACCATCGGTTTTCTTGATGGTGGTCATGTTGTCTTTGATCGTGTTGCCGTACTTGATCTGGGCGAGCAAGCCATCACTGGCGCTCTGGTCACTGACGATATTCGCCAAACCCGCTGCCTGGATTAGCGCGACCATGGCCTGCTCTTCCTCGGCGCTACCATCCTTGGACGCCTTGATCTTGGCCTTGAGCGCCGCAACCTTCTTGGCAGTGGCCGGATCCTGTTTTTGGATCAACTGTTCACTGAGCATGATGAAGGCTTCAACCGGGTTGGACGCCTTGCCGCTTTTGGTAGCGGCCAGAATCGAACTCGTCAGGTCATAGCCTTGTTTCGCGAATCGCTCCTGGCTGGTGCTGCTGATCACCGCGTTGAGCAAGTTGTTCATGTTGGTCGCAGCCGCCGCTGCATCCTGGGTTTGCGAGAACTGCGACTGCAGGCTCGCCCCGAGGAAACGCACGGCCTCCGGGCCTTCCATACCCAGCCGTTTAATCGTGCCGAGCAGTGCCGGCATGTACTTGGCCATGTCCTTTGGACCGAACGCACCAATGTCACCCGCAGCGGCCACCTGACCCAGCATGGCGCCCATATCTTCCTTCTTGACCCCAGCCTCCTTGAAGGCACTGAACAAGGTGGCGATGGTTCCGGCCTCCATGCCCTGGCCGTCGACCAGGTCAGCAATCAGCGGCGCATAGTCCACCGACTCCTCCCAGTCGATGCCCTTCTCGATCAAGCCACCGACCGCCCGAGCGAGAGCCTGCTGCCCCATCCCTTTCTTCGCGGCCACCTCACTGATCTTGTCGGCCATTTTCTGTTCGGCGTCTGTGCCGGCAGTGTGTGCCCACAGCGCCATCTGCCGAATTTGCGTCTGGTAGTTGGCCGATACCTTGGTGGGAATGGCGATCAGCGCGGTAGCGGCAGCAGCCTTGCCCAACGTGCCGGTAAGCCCCTCTTTGCCATCTTTGATCTGAGAGTACCCGGTGGCTTTCAGGTCGGCCTTACGAGCGACCTGCTCCATGCTCTGATAAGCCTTGGCGAGATTGCGTACCTCGACACCTTGTTTTTTCAGGGTGCTGAGGTTGGACTCCAATTTGCGCAGCAACGTACTGGCACCAGCGGCGCCGCTGTCATTGGCCTTCTTCCATTCCTCCCGCAGTCGGATGGTGTCGCCAATCGTGCGCTGCAGCACCCGAGCCTTGGTGCCTTGGGCTTCCAGCTGTTTGATCCGCCCCTGCACATCCTTGAAGGCCGTGCCCACCGTGGAGCTGACGGCGCCGCCAATCACCAGGCCGAGCGCGAGTTTGTTTGCCATGTCGTGGCTCCCTGTAGCGAGTGATTACGGTAGGTGGCTCAATCCGAGAGCCACCAGACCATCTCGGCAAACGGCATGGACTGAATCTCGGCGGCGGAAAATCCGGTTTCCGCCGCCAAGCGTTTGGCCGCCAGTTTCAACAGTGCGGGGTTAAACCCCGTCGTCCTGCACCAGGCGAAAATAGCCGGCCTGCAAGCGGTGGTAATCCACCAGTTTCAGGCCCTCCAGGTCCTGCTGACCGGCTTCGCAAAGGCCGGCGAACAGCATCAGCTCGCGCTGCTCTTCATCGTCGCCCGATGCGCGATCAGCAGCGCGCACTTCGCGCACCGTGGGTGAGCGAATCGTCAGGGTATCAACGGTCACGCCGTTGACCTCAGAGGGCCGAGACAAGGTGATGGTGGCGTTTTCGGCGGTGAGTTTCAGCCAGGTAGGGAGTTTTTTCAGTTCAGGGGTAGCCATTCGATAAATTCCTTAGAGGCCCAGGTCGCTGCGCATGGATGCCAGCTGGTCCACGCCGTCGATCACGCGGATCGAGGCGACCATGTCGATTTCGTAAATGAGGCGGCCGGCGATCTCCAGCTTGTAGTAGCTGACGGCAATCGAGTACTTGAACTCGGCTTTGTCACCTGCCTTCCAGTCACCCGGGTCCAGCTCTTTGAGCATGCCGCGCAAGGTCGCCACCACTGCTGTGGTCTGCCCTTTTTGCCCTTTGAACGAACCGCGATAAACCCCGTTGAAGGCGGTTTGATCGGACAACCCAAAAAACTTCATGGCCTCGCGACGTACGCCGTTGGTGGTGAAACTGGCCTCCATCTTTTCCAGGCCCATGTCCATCTCGATAGGGCCAGCCATGCCGCCACCGCGATATTCGTCCGTTTTAACCACCAGCTTCGGCAAACTCAGGCTGGGAACATCGCCCTTGAAGTTGATGCCGTCGACGAACAGGTTGGTGTTGAAGAGCACTTGAGGAATCATTGAGCAGCCTCCTTAGGCAGCGGTTTCCAGGACTTCGGTGAGCCACTGATTGGTGACCTCAACCCGGAAAATCGGGTTCTCGGCAGGCGGTACGTCGGTGAAACGGATGTTCCAGTAAACCTTGCCCTGCTCCAGCTGGCTGACGGTGTTCAGTTCGGTGTCGGCGAACACCTCGAAGTTGATCACCGCGCCCTGGTTTTTCAGGTCCTGCATGAATGCCTGCAGGCCGTCGGTGACATCCTTGATGTAGGTCTTGGTGATGCCACGGTCGACCGCCCACTTGTGCCCCGCCAGGATTGCGTCCATGACGATGTCGACCGTGCGTACACGGGTAACAAACGCCCACTTGGGATCCGCTGACAGCGTACGGTTACCCCACAAGCGATACCCACCGTCGCGGATGATTGTGGTGATGTTGGCGTTGTTGAGCAGGTTGGCCCGGCAGGTTTCGTCGCCATCCAGAAACTCGACCGGCCGCGAGGTGCCGGTGATGCCAACGAACTCCTTGTTCGATGGCGAAGACCAGAAGCCATACTCGGCATCCGTCCAGGCAAACAAACCAGCAGCGAAAGCCGAGGCCGGCGCGTTGACGGTTTTGCTCTGCAGCGTGTCCCACAGTTGCACGCCCGGATCGACCAGGAAGCAGCGCTTGCTGCCGAACTCCTGGGCGTAGGCCATTGCGGCTTCGTCCGTGGTGTTCGGCCCGTCGAGAATCGCCAAGGCCCGAAGCTTGCCGGCCAGTGCATCCAGCGCAGTGGCAACCGCCTGGGTCGCGGTATGACCTGGGGCAATCAGCAGCCGTGGCTGGGCGTTGAACCGGCTCTTGCCGTCCAGCAGTGCCTGCATGCCGGTGCGCTGCCCAGATGCCAGAACGCCGCCAATGATTGAGGAGGTCTGCTGAGCAGGGTCCTCAACTTTGGCAACGCCGCAGCCGATGACCACGGCTTTCGCACGAACGAAAATCGCCTTGCATGCACGAGTGATCGCCGAGTCTTCGCCCCAAGCGGCAACCGCCTCACGCTCACTGGTGATCAGCGTCAGTTCGTTGGGCTTCGCGGATGCCGCTGGCACCACAGTAAAGGTGTCGCATAGCCCGATAATGGACGACGACGGTAGCGCGATGGTCCGTGCCCCGGTATCTACCAGGGTGACGGTAACGCCATGAAAACGACCGGAAGAGGCCATAGGAAGTGATCTCCAGAAAGTATAAAGCCCCGCACAGACGAGGCGCTAAGGATTAACAACGGATACAAAAACGCCCCGACGATGCGGGGCGCTATTGGGTTTGCAAAACGATCCAGGCTGGTTTTTTAGGACGATACTTAAGAGTCGGAAACTTCAAAGATTGCGGCCAATCGCGCAGGGCCTGCACATAGTCCAACAACTCGCCCGATTGCACAGGTGTCAGTGTTGTCGGTCGATTCGAATCCACTTCATCACGGTGACGCTCACGCAACCATTTGACGCTTTCAATTTCGGCATCGCGCCATTCCCTTTCAGCAATAGCAGGATCAACACTGAAGGCCGGTTCGGGTACGCCTCCCGCCGCTTTCCATTTTTCGTATTCAATCCAAAACCGATGCTCACGAGGCACCGTCGCACCGTCAGAAAGTTGAATGACCGTATCGGGATTTTCAGTAAGCCGATAACTCATGATGACTCCTATAGTTCAGCATCTGCGGTTGCATGGATGTAATAAGTTTGAGCGGCAATACCTACGTCACTGTTATCTATAGAAGCCTGGCGAGTACCCACGATCAGCGCCCGAGCATTTTCGGTTGAAATCAAATCGCTACCGGAGCGCCATTGACCGTCCGCCCCACCACCCATGGGTCTGTATAAACGAATGCTCGGGGTTGTTCTCTTTTCTACCCTGAATGCCCAGTGGCCTACAGGCTGACTGCTAGAACCGCCCTGGCCGACGTAGACAATGGAAATCAACGCCCCGGAAATATCAACGCCATTTTTTGGCGCGATATTCTGCGAGAACGTTTTTTCGAAGTATCGCTGGCAGAGAATCAGTTCTTCAGCGATTGGACGCCGTTCAAACTCAGTAGCGATATAACCGCTCTCCAGCTGCACACAGGCTAAATCTAAACTGTAAGCGCCCTTTCCCTGACTACCATAAACCAACTCCAGGTAGTCCCCATCAAAGGCCCTTTTTTTACCCTTGATAGAGGGAACCTCTAATGTGACTACATATTTTTTAAACTCGGTTGTCACGTCAATTTCTACGCCAACCCCGACGCCGCCATCTGAACCACCGACACCAAAGGATTGACGCAAGACCACGCCACACTTGTGGCTAATCGACGAGCGCATATAGAACGAAACCGTCACGCTTTTGCCTGCGCAAGTTTCTACGCCTTCTATCTTCTGGCTGATGTTCACACCATCACTGCTACCCGTTCGTGTAACCCTTAAGCCATAACGCCCCTCGTTAAATCCTGCTCCTGGCTCAAAAGCCAGACGCTCCCATGTAGCAGTCGAATTGGTAGGCGTATAAACGCTCCAGCGGTCAGGACCGTACAATGCCTGGGCTGGCCCTGAAGCATTGCCAACTTGGCCAGACGTACCGCGCTGCCAGATATCAAAGTTGCCATTGATTAACCGATTTTTTCGGTAAACGTGCGCGGGAAAGTCCTGCTTGGCGCTTTCAATCTGAGCTCGTAACGCCTCAGTGTTGACTACCCGCCGGGAGCGGTCATCTACAGGAGTCGTAGGCGCGTTTTGCCCACCAAGCCATTGGAAGGCCAGGGGCGATGTGCCAGGCACCTGCGGGCCGTCACTGACCAGTTGCCAGATAGAGTCGGCATTTGTCGTGCCGCGCTCCACCGTCACCATCAGACCCGACGTCACCTTGTCACTGCTATCCGCATCGACCGAGCGCGCCCAGCTATCGGGCCCAACCACATACAAGCCGTTGTCTTTCGCTTGCGCCTGGTCTTTTACCAGCACCCGCGAGCCCGCAGGAGCCACGAAGCCGTCGATAGCTTGAATTCCGGCCAGGACCAAAGGGCCGGTGGTCGCCACCAATACCGACTGCTTAAAGTCCAGTTTGTTGATGGCGGTGGTGATCGACTCGTCTACATACTTACGGGTCGCATTCACCACTGACGGATCGATCATCAGCACCACGTTGGCTGTGCTTTTGACAATGAAGTTCATACGCACAATTTGCGTACGGCCGGAGCCTTGCGAAAGCTTCGATTTGTAGCTAGGCGCGCAGTTAGCTACTGCCACCAAGTCTCCGTCTGAATCGAACAACCCCAGCTCACGAACCCAAAAACCACCATCCTCAGCGGGAATGATTTGCTCGGCCACCAGAGTGCTAGGATTCGCCGGATCTGGACCTAGCGAGTTCAATGGAGCTCGGCGGCGCTCATTGATCAAAGTTTTTTGTAGGCGGTCAGGTATCGGATTGGTGTCATTGGCGTCACCCACCGCCATATGGGTGAGCTTCCAGCTCATGAGGCCGGAATTTGCTTTAACCTGTTTATCTTCCCCAACTGCCGTCAGGATGGCAAAAAACTGCGAAGTCTCGTCAACAATCATGGGTATACGTCCAAAAAGTCTATGGAATGTTCGCGCCCGGACATGCCGAGGTAGCAATCAGCCGAAATAACAGCGGGTGACGGTGGGTACACATCGAGCGTGTCAATTGAGTGTTCGCGGCCGGCGCTGCCGATGACGCCCGTGCTGACGATGTCGCGAACGACTGGCGGGTAGACGTCGATAACATCGCCGTCGTAAGTGCTGGCGAAAATATTGATGGTGCCCGTGGTTTCCAAGCTGATGGCCAGGCCTGTCAGGTGGCGCGTGACGGGCCTGGCGTCGTCAATGAGCCAGGTCAGTTCCTGGTACATCTCCTCGGTAATACCGGTTTCCAATACGCCGACCTTCAAGGCGAAGGTGCCGGGAACCCCCATGGGAGTCGTCTCCCACCATTCCTGCACTTCAATCAGGTAACCGAGCGGCTCAACTACCCGACGCAACGCGCCGATGGTGCCCTTGTGTGCATGTACGTAGAACGCCGAACGTATGGCCGAGCGCTTGACGGCTTCCGACCAGTTGTTGTCCCAGCGGTCCACCGACCAGGCCCAGGCCAGTTGGTGCAGCAAGTGCGCAGGGCAGGTGTCAGGGTTGTACAAAGTGCGCAACGGCACATCGGTGACTTCGTCGGTCGCCGCTTCAATGGCCCGTTCCAGTTGAGTGCTGTTTATAGGCAGTAGGCTTTTCACGACGGCCCTCCCAGCTTCACGGTAAAGCCGACGCAATAAGCCGCCTGGTACTTGGTCGGCTTGATGTCTTGCCAATTTGGCAGGTCCACCCGACCGACGCCGCTGATATGCAGCTGCGCGTCGATGGCCGAACGCGGTACCTCGACACCCAACCGACGCCGAGGATTGACCCAGCTCGCCAAGCGCTGCTCAGCCGCAGCCAGGATCGCCTCGTTTTCCGAACCGGTACCGGCCATGTGCAGCACCGCATCAATACGGTATTCAATGACCTCGGCGCTTTGCACGGTGAGGCGATCCCCTACAGGCCGGATGTCGTCATCACTGAGGTATTTCATCACCGCATCCAGCAGTGGCTGCGGAGCGACCCCATTGCCCTGCAGGTGCAGCACGGTGACAACTACCTCTGCAGGGGATGGGCTTTCAGCCGTGGCATCCGCCACAAGGGCCGACGCGTTACGGGCGTGCAGAATGTAGCTGTTGCGTGGGCCGGCGGTTGTCAGCCCTTCGTACACCAATTGCACCCGCTCGCGCAGTGCGTCGTTGGATTCCATCACCCGAGGCGTCGGGGGAACGGTATTGAGGTTTTCTTCCTGAATCACCAGGCGCTGCAGTCGAACATTGCCAGCCAACTGATCAAGGTCGCCATCAATGGCATAGGCCAACATCAGTGCCTTGGCCCCGTCATTTACTCGGGCCCGGTTCTGGATGCGCCGGTAAACGCCCAACTCCAACAGCTTGACCACTGGATCACTTTCCAGATCGGCGGTCCAGTTTTCGCCCATGTACAAACGAAACGCGGCCAACTCCTCGGCGTAGGTTTGCTCAAAGTCGAGATCCTCCAGCACAGGCGGCGCCGGCAGCGCTGATAAATCCACAGTGCTCATGCGGCGACCCTCAGTAGCGCGTTTTCGCCCTTGAACAGGCCCTTGAGTTCAAACTCGATTCGGCCATCTAAAACAGCCACCACACGCACCTGGCTGATGCTGAGCCGGGGCTCCCAGCGCCCCAGTGCCCGTGCCACTTCGGCCTGGACTGCGCTTTTCCAACCTTCGGTAACTGGCAGGTCGACGAAGCGGCGTAACTGGCTACCGTAGTCGGGCCGTTGCCGGCGGCTGCCTAACGGGGTGGTCAGGATGTCTTCAATGCACTGACGCAGATGCTCGATGCCGGAGATGGGCTGCCCAGTGCGGCGATCCATTCCGATCATCTGGGTTACTCCGGCGCGGGTTCGAGGTCAGGATGGTTTTGAAGAAACTCGTAATGATCAGATGTGTCAGCGGTCACCACCCCTCTGATAACCACCAGGCTTTCGCCGTGCGGCGTGATGAGCGTTCGCGAGGTGAACACGGTGTCGCGAAAGCGACGAGGTCGGCCAACAGCTTTCGGTGACGACTCTGCCTTCGGTACTGGCAATGACTGGGGAACGGCCGGCTGCTCGTCCGACTTGGGCTTGTTCATGTGGGCAAACTCCAGAAATGAAAACGCCCGCACGCGGCGGGCAGAAATAAGCGGTTAATCAGTGTTTGTGATTTGGGGTGTTGCCACCCGCATCAATGATCTTGCCGGCGCCGTTGATATCACCCGTCACCGTCAGGGGCCCGGTGATCGTCACATTACCGGTGAGGCCGATGTCCCCGGACACCACCGTGACGGCGCTATCAGTGACGGTGGCTACCGTGCCGCCGACCATGATGGTGACGGTCCCGGAAGGCAGCGTGATGCTGTAGCTATTGGCCTGCCAGTCATAGACCAGCGACCCGCCATCATCAAACCGCCACACCTCAACGTGATCCCGATTATCCGGCGGCGGACCAGCATCGCCATACAGCCCCGGAATAAAAGTTCCCATTGCCGGGTTGCCGCTGGGGCTGAACAGCTTGCCCTGCTCGCCCAGGCTGGGGACTCGCCAGTGCCGAGCCTTACCAGCAGCGACGCTGTGCCAGCGCACCCAAGCGCTTGTCCACTCCCCTGCTCTGACCCTGACAACCGGCGGCGAGGCCGTCGTATCAACGGCAGCCACCACGCAATCCATCAGCATGGCGGCGATCATGCGGTCGCTTTCCCCGCTGGCGTAGCTCATGCCAGCAACTCCGGCGCGACGTACTGATCTCGACTGCCTGGGCCAATATCCGGGCTGACACCTATCAACAGCGTGCCCGGCGGTTCATCCGGCCAAGGCCACTCTTCGGTACCGAGATAAATCGTCTGATTCCACTCCACCAGCCAGACCGTGTAACCATCCAGCTCAGGACGGGTCCAGTCCTGCACCGCTTGAATAAACTCAGCGCATTCGATCTCCAGGCCCCAGTTCTGTGCCCTTAGCAACACAATCAACTGAGTCGCCAACTGCACCACCTGGCGATGATGATCAGCCTGAATGGGGTCAACGATGATCCGCGCTTCGAACTTGCAGACCATGGTGGTTTCACCGGTCCCGATATCAGCCCCCGGCTCAATCTCGGCCATCTCCAGGAACACCGCTGGCAATGGGATGTGATCCTCAATATTCGGCCAGGCAGCAACGGTTTGGACACCTGGCAGATGCGCCTGCAGGTGCTGCTCGATAGCTTGATAAAGCTGGTCGAGGCTCAACGTTTCGTCAGACACGCGGCGTCCCCTTCAAATACTTCTGCAGTTCAAAGTTGAGTTCCTGCGTGAGGATCTCCAGCAGGCGTTCGTCCGCACGCTTCACCCAGGCATCAAAGTGCGGTCGCACTTGCTCCAACGACACCTTGGCCTTCGCCAGGGGAAAGCGGTTGTCGTTTTCTTCGACGAAGCCAGAGCGTCTGCCCCCCTGCGCGGCATCCGGGTAATCGGTGGTGTTGAAGTGTTTGCTCGACGTGCGGATCCAGATATCAGCATTGCTGCCGTAAACCTTCTTGTAGAAAGCCCCCTGGTAACGCCGGCCGGCGACTGAAACACCCGCGCCGGTTTGCCGCGCACGCCCGACGCGGCTGGCCTCGATGGCATTGATACCGAACCACAACTTGCCGCGCATATCGCCGCCGGTAACCGGGTACGCCCGAAGTCGCTGCCGGACGGCGCCGATAGCGATGCGTTCTTGCTTGCCGACAGCCCGTGCAATGTGGGTGCGCAACCAACGGATGGTTTTGTTGATTGCACGCCGCTGAGCCGCCGCTGCCGCCTTGGGCACCATGTCGCCGAACTCTTTCAGCGCCTGAACATGCACCGCCGACGGCTGGATAGTGAGCATCCCGCCGTCGCGCTTCTGCTGGGTATAGCTACCGATGCTCATGGTCGCTTCCTCAAAATCAACGCCACCAGACCGTTGCCGTTAGGTTCAAGCTGCAACAGGTCATAGTCGCCACCGCCATCCAACGCCGGCAGATCAACGCTGACCCGCAGACCTTTGACCAAGCCATCCGAATCCTTGACGCGAATCTCGAAGCGCGGCTCCCGCAGGCCAGTGTTGAGCTTGCCGAACTGAGGCTGTTTCCAGGGTGCCGAGAACATACCCAGCACCGGCTCCGAGCGCCCCTCGATCACGGCGCTGTCGCCCAGGGTTTCAAACACCACGTCGTCGATATCGTCGATCAGATCGCGGAAGGCCACGATCACATCTCCAGCAGGATCTGCGCCCGAGGTCGCGTGCACAGGTGCAGCGGGTTGGACTGGGCTTCGCCGGCCACACCCTTGTTGAACGGCAGCGGCTCGATCTTGCTGTAGTACGGGATGCCCTGGGTGTTGACCGTTTCCATGTAGTCGGCCGGTGCGAAGGACGAGATGTACAGGTCAGGGACGCCCTCGGGGATCAGCAGCGCCTTGTCGTCGTGGACAAACGCAACGCCAGCAACCTTGCCGCGATAACGCTCCCAGACGATCCCGCCGAACTCGAAGGCTTCACGGGCATCGCCACGCAAAGACGCGGCCTGCATGGTGTTGAGGTAGGTCTCCTTGACCGACTTGTGGACGATCAGCTTGTTCCAGAAGTTCTTGCCGCACATGGCGCGGGAGCCGCTGCTGGTGACGCTGCCGAGGGCTTCTTCCTGCATATCCAGCGCTTCGCCGCATTTGACCCGCAGCTCGGTATCTGGACTGTTCAAGCCCATCGGCAGCTTCTGGCGATTCACGCCGAAGGATTTATAAATATCCAACAGAACCGTCTTGCCATCGGCGTCCAGCACCTGCCCGTTCAACGCGCCCATGCGCTGGAATTCGTGGGTGGCATCCAGCTGTCGTCGGGCCTTTGCCAGGCGCTTGTTGACCACATCCTGCACGGCCTGCAATTCGCTGCGGGTACCGAAGGCGCGGATGCCCTGGATCTCATCAGCCTTGATGGTGAAGCGCTCAGGGAGATGCACGGTGTTGAAAGGGATCAACGTGCGCTTGGTCCCGCCAACCACCAGGCCCGAGGTGCCGCGCTCGCCCGATGGCACCAGGGCCAGGGTGTCGCCGTCTTTCTCGATCTGCACGGTCAACGTGCTGATGCCCTCTTCGCGGAAAAGACCAAGGCTGCTGATACGGCCCGGCAGGTATTCCTGTTCATTGATTGCAGCGGTCAGCGAGGAGACGCTGAATGCATCGTCTTCAAAAATGGCGATATCGGCCATGGGGTACTCTCCAGAAACGAAAAATCCCGCACTCGGCGGGATGGATAAACGAGGTAAACGCCTTAGCGGACGATCACGAAATGGGCGGCCAGGGCCTTTTCAGCGGCGGGGTCGAGGCCGGTTAGGTGCGCTTCGCTGACCTCGGCCAGGCGCACAATGGCACGACCGCGCCGGGCCACATCGGACTCGCCCAGCGGCCCATACAGAATCGCGACGGCGTTTTCGGTACCGTCCTCGGCCGTAGCCAGGTACGGGGCAAACTCGTTGGTGGCGGTGACTAGGCCGAGGATCTGGCCCGGCTCCAGGGCTGGGCCGGCGGCGACGTTGATCGCTTCGCGGGAAATGTTGCCAGCGCCTTCGGACAGCAGGAACTCGCCCGCGTGCATCGATTCGATTTTCATGCTCTTGCTCCTTTCGAGGTTCCGTTCTGTGCCGCCTGACGGGTAGCCCAGATTGATTGGGTGTCGACCTGTTTGGCCTTAATGGTGGGTTCCGGGTCGTTGTCCAGCGGCAGGCTGTTGTTGATCTCAAAGCCACCGCCGCTGCTGACCAGCTTGTCGAACAGCCGAGCACGAACTGCGCTTTCATCCAGACCCGCCGAGATAAACTCAGCGGTCAGTTCCGGCAATCGTGCGGCGACACACAGACCATGCAGCGTTTTCGCGTTGGTCAGTGCTGCCGTAACTACCGCTTCGCTTTCCAGCCTGGTGGTGGCGAGCAGCGGCTCCACCAGGTTACTGATGCCGGCCGCCGCGCAACCCTTGGTGACCATCAGTGCCAGTCCAGCAGCGTCCAATACGGGCGCCGGTTCCGGTGGGTCGACCGGTTCAGGCGGTTCGACATCTGGCTCTTCATCCAACTGGGCGAGCAATTCAGCCGGGGCATGCTGGAAGCGCTGCAACACACTGCCCTGGCCGAGACAGGCTTTGACCTTGAGGCCGTCGCCCACCTCATCTGCCAGGCCCAGCGCCACCGCCTCATTGGCAGTCAGCCAAGTCTCGGCGTTGACCATGCGCCGCAGCTCGGCCTCGTCAATGTCCGGTGCTTTGGACTTGTAGGCCGCGATGATCGCTTCCAGGGTCTGGTCCAGCACATCAGCAACGCGGCGGAAGTCTTCGGCATCACCACCGCTAAAGGTGTAGGGGTTGTGAATCATCAGCATTGCATTGGCCGCAATCACAACGCGATGAGCGCCGCACACCGCGACACTCGCCGCACTGGCCGCCAACGCATCAATACGCCCGGTACAGCGCTCGCCTAAGCGCGACAGCGCGTTGTGGATCGCCAGGCCGTCGAACAAGTCGCCACCGATGCTGTTGAACGCAACAATCACTGGTGACGCGCCGTCGTCCATGGCGCGCAGGTCTTGGACAAACTGATTCGCGCTGACACCCCAGGTGCCGATCTCGCCGTATACAAATACCTCAATGGTTTGCAGCTCGGCTTCACCGCTGGCCTGGAGGGTGTACCAACTCTTATCCGCGACTTTTACCTGCTTGCCAGCCTTGTCATAAATGCGCGGGATCGCTTTTTTACTCATGGTTGTTCCTTGTCATCTGTCGGCTCGATGGCATCAAGCGTGGTGTAGTTGAGGCCCAGATCCGTGGACCTGGCGAGATCGGCAGCGTTTTCCGCGTCGATGGTTTCCGCGTCGTAGCCGTTGCGCAGACACATCTCGCTGCGTGAACCGAAGCCCGCCTGCACTTCCATCCGCCGCGCCTGGACGTCCTGCACCGGCTGAATGTAGGCCCAGCCTTGCGGCACCCAACGTGTGCGCAGGTATTCGCGCCGACGTTGCGCGTAATCCTCCAGCACCAGGGCGCCGGACAGCACCGCCATGTCCATCCAGGCGGCACGCACCGGGCGACATAGCTGATGCACATACACGCCGAATTGCAGCTGCTCCAGACGTCGCCGAAACTCGTTGAGCACCACCCGCAGCGCCCGGTCGTTGACCTCTCGCATATCACCGGTAAGGATCTCGTACGGCGTGCCCGAACCCGCCGCCGCAGCCATCAGCTGCTGACGCATGAAGTCCGGGTAGTTGTTGCCAGCATCCGGTGGCTTGGAGAACTCCACCTCTTCACCTGGCCCCAGCTCCTGCATGGTGCCGGGCTCCAGAGCCACCATCGGTGTGAAGCCGTCGCGGTCGGTGGTCAGCAGTTGCCCCGTTACCGGGTCACGCGGTTGGTGCCCGCTGTCCGGCGCAGGGCGCTTGATGAAGCCAGCAAACAGGTTTGCCACCTCCTGGCGGAACAGCACCGCGTCGTCGTAGTTGTCCAGGCTGCGCAGGCGTTTCAATACCGGTGCCAGACGCGGTACGCCGCGCAGTTGCCCTGGCTCCATGGGTTCGAAGATGTGCAGCACCTGCGTCGCTGGAACCCGCACCAACTGGTTATAACCGGCGTTCAACGACGATGAATCGCGTGGGTGCGACAAGTACATCCAGTAAGCTACGCGCTTGCCGGCCGGGTTGAACTCGATCCCGGCGCGAATGACGTTGCCATTTTTGGCCGTCTCAAATTTGTCGTGAGGGACAAATTCAGGCGCCAGAGCCTGCAACTGCAGCGGCACCGCTAAACCTTCGCTCGGACTGCGCGGCCGCAAGCGCACAAAGCATTCACCAGCGGTTTCCACGGTGCGCGCCACCAGGGCCTGCATGCCGTAGAAGTCGGTCAGTTCGTCGGCATCCGCTTCATCCACCCAGTCGTCCCACAGCTGCTGCTTGAGTTTGCGCAGTGCAGCGTCATCCGTGGTCGGCCTGGGCGTGATGCCGGTGCCGATCAGGTTGCTGACGCGCTTGTCGATGACGTTGAACGCGTATGGGTCGTTACGCACTGACGCCCGCGAGCGAGCCCGCAGGTTGCGCAGGGCCGGGGTGTTGATGCTGTTGATGCCGTTGTCGGTGGCTTCCCAACTGGCCGAACGACGGCCCTCTCCGGCGCCTTCGTAACTGGCCTTGATGTTCGACGGCAGCAAGAATCCATTACGGGTTAGCGTCGGATAATGTCGGGCCATTAGAGTCCTTTGCCTCCATGCATGAGCCGAACCACGCGAGAGCGCGGCCCGGTGGCGTTGGTCAGCGACGTGCGGATCTCATCGCGGGCCTTAAGCAGTTCGTCGATGGAGCGGTATTCAACCGTTCGGTCGCTGTAGCGCACGGTCTTTTCACCGCGTGCGATGGCGCGCTCGATGGCTTCGAGGTGCTTCGGAGTAAACGACATATCAGCGTCTCTTCAGGTAACCGCTAGTGGAACTGCGGCGTTGTGGGGGTGCAGCGGGTCGCGGTTGGGCGACCGGGGCAACGGGTTGCGGCGCAACTTGCGGTGTCGCGGTAGCCTGTGGGACAACCGTTACACGCTCAGCAGCGACCACCTTTTCATCGAACAAACCGGCCTGTGCCAGCGAGTTCCGTACCCGGTCCCAGTCGTGTTCCTGATACCGGTTGATGCCGAGGTAATGCGCCATCGCGAGGCAATACACCATCAGGTCGAGGGCTTCGTTGCGCTCGGCCTTGCCCTTGATCCACTCGATACGCTTGTGGCCGCGCACGTACTTGGCGACCTTGCGCTCGGCCACGCACTGGGCGAAGAACTCGTCCGGTAGGTCGTTGGCAAAATGCAGCGCACCTGGGCCGGACTCGAACGGGTAACGGTTGTAGATCCAGTCTTTTGCGGTGTCGGTACCGACAAACCACAGCTCGGCGCCGCCGCGTTCGGTCTGGCCCTTCCAGGTCACATCAACCATGGACGGCCGTTGAGCGATCACCGGCTTACCGGGCTTGCTCGCGCCCTTGATCGCGAAGATGTTGCGCCAGCGCCGCACGCGGCAGAACTGGTAGACCTCGTCGGTGTGGTGGCCGCCGGAGTCGACGGCGACCGCGAGAATGCCCAGGCCGACGCCACACGGATGCCGGTACCGCTCTTTCAGCAGTTCATCCAGTACCGCCCAAGTGCGTTCGTCCGACGGGTCGCCCGCGATCACCCGGTGGTCAATGACCCAGCGTTCCATACCGACGCCCCAGCCCATTGCCATGAACTCCAGGCGATCAGCCTGCACGTCGACAGCGCCCGTGATCATCATCACGGCAGCGGGCATCGCACCGAGGGAGAACCCTTCCCGGCGTGCCCGCTCGATCAGTACCGATGCCTTGGTCTGCTCTTGCGCGCTGTCCCACACCTTAGCCAGACGGGTGTTGTAGAACACCTGCATGGGTTCAAGATCGCCTTTGGCTTGGGCCTTTTTCGCCTTCTCGAATTGCTTCGCCAGCGACTTCCAGCCCGTCCAACCCAACGGTGAATACAGTGCGTTGAGGTGGAAGCCGACCGTTTCGCCATCGCCCTTGGCATGGGCACGCCACTCACCACGGGCGAGCATGTCGCCCTTGTGATGCTCCTCGATCAGGACGTCGCAGTCAGGCGCGGCGCACTCGTAATGCACCACGCTGAAGTCCTGTGAGTAATGCAGCCGCTCCCATTCCAGGGTTTGCATGTGCCCGCAGGTAGGGCACGGCACGTAGTAGTAACGCTGGTCGCTACCCTCGAACAGATCGTCGATACGCGAGGCGCCCTTGATCGTCGGCGAACTGGAGAAGTAGAACTTGGCATTGCGGCCGAAGGTACTGCCCCGCGTTTCTGCCAGTTCGATGGGGTCACCCTCTTCGCCTACGTCGACTTCCCAGCGGTCGATCTCATCGCCGTACACGTAACGCGCCGACAGCTCGGCCAAGTTGGCCGCAGAGCCGGCGGTGGTGACGTACAGCGAGCCACCCTCAAACTCCTTGGTGTCCATGGTGTTGCGTGAGTCCCGCGAGCGGCTCGCTGCCACACGCTCGCGCAGCACCGGGGTGGCCTTGATGGTCTTGCCGATCCGCGACGACACCCGCTTTGCCAAGCCCAGGCTGGGCAGCAGCGTGAGAATGTTCGACGGCACCATGTGGATCAGCGCGCCGATCCAGTTCAAGGCGATCTGGGTTTTCATCAACTGCGAGGCGACCATGGTCACCACGCGCTTGCACGGGTGAGCCGGTGACAGGCACCGCATCGGCTCGCGTGCGTAGGGCGTTCGCACGGTGCGATATTTCCCTGGCTCGGCGGCGCCGGTATCACGCGGAATGCGCATGTACTCGTCGGCCCACTCGTCCACCCAGAGGCTGGGGTCTGGACGCAGCCCACGGAAATACGCCTCACGGTACACCTCAGCGCCGTCAGGTTTTTCCGTTTGCATGGGTTAACTCGTAGTGATCAGATCGCGTTCAAGGTCGGCCGAAGACATGCGCTCGGCCTCTTCCAGGGACAGCCGTAGCGCCTTGGTCAGGTGCTGCTCAATTTCCCAAGGGTCGGACATCGCCGCCAGTTCAGGGGCCAGTTGCGGGGGCATGCTGAGCAGTTGATCGCGCAGCATGCGTCCGGCGTTGTAGGCCCCGGTGGTGACTGCCTTCATGTCCACTAGCGAGCCCTGCACCTTGTGAAACTCGGCTTCGGCCAACTGAGCCAGGTAGTACTCGCGGTGTGCGCGAGCTTTCTGGAAGTCGGGTTGCCCGCTCTTCGCGCCAGCAGGCTGCGGCGGCGCAGCCGTGTTAGTCGGCTCGACCATGGGGGACAGTTGGCTGTAAACGTCACGCTGGAGCCGGTCTTGTTGGTGTCGAGCTGCGACAGCGGCCTTGCTGGGGTCGGCGGTTTCGAGGATGAGCGCTTCGGTTGCCAGCACGTCGACCTTCTTGCCATCCGGCGAAAGCACCAGGCGGTTGTTGTCTTTCAGCCAGGTGATGTAGCTCGGCGTCCTGCCGATGCGAACCGCGAAAGCGCTTTTAGACAGGAACAGTGGATCCGTCATAAGCCCTCCTTTTCAACGGCTTTTCAATGGAAACCTTTCAATTTCAATGGATTGAATTTCAGTAAGCTGGCAGCCCTGCCGCTAACGCTTTCCCGCGGGTTTCATGCCCCGTGTCCCTCGAATGCCGCCAGGGTCCCCGGCGACTTTCGGCGCACCATTTTGATGCGGCTCGCTACAGACCACGTATTACGTGGCCTCCAGCGCATCATGCCTGACCGCTGCCCGAGGGCGGCACATCGCACACGCCCAACCGCTTGGCGGCCCAGCGTTCATACAGCCCGATGGCGACATCGGCGCCGGCCATCGCGGTGAGGCATCCAATGCTCCCTGCCGCCAGGACCGACATGCCCGAAGCGTGCAGCAACATCATGGTGGAAAGCCCGCAGACCACGCAGGCCCCGGACCGAAGGAGCAAGCGGCGTATCAAGGACCAGCCGCTTACCCCCGCTTTATCGGCCCGCCATGCCTCGCCGGATATGCCGCCGACCAGGGACAGCACGATCACCATCCAGATCGGCATATCAATAAGCGCTTGCTGCTCGTTCGTCATCGCCCTACCCCATGAACGCAAAAACCCGGCGCAATGGCCGGGTTCAGTGTGGTGGTGTGTCCCGCTGCTTGCGGTCGCACCTATCGAAGATGGGTACTTTTTACAGGTGGATTTTACTGGCAGCAAGCGGGTTTTAATGCCATGGCGCAATACGGGTGCAATACAGGTATGACGCAGGTGTAACGCAGGTACAACGCACTCAATCGGCTATCGCTTCTGGTGCCCTGTCTTGCCTGTCCCACTATTCTGAATCGAAGTAGGACAGCTACAGGCCCCTGAATTCGGGGCTCTGCCCTACTGTCCTACCTTTTTTACTTTTCTCTTGTGTATAGAGAGAAAGCTAAAAACACGCGTGCGCGCCATGGGCGCGACTACGTCCCCGCTATGCTCATGTGTGCGTGGGGCGGGTGAAGGTTGGACAGTAGGACAGCCCAGTAACGGCGAGGCCTGCACCTGTCCAACTGCGCTAAATGCGAGTCGGACAAGGTGGGACAGTAGGACAGTGGCACAAGGAGTGACGCAGAGAGTCATGCAGCTTTCCCCATCAGCATCCCCTGGATGAACACATGCGCGTCATGCAACCGCATGTAATAGGTCCTCGAACTGCAGGCGCAGTGCAACAGCTTCTGCGAGAGGAAGCTTTCGTGGTTGCAGTAGTGCTCCCATACGACCAGGGCAAGACGAGGCGGCAGGTGTTTCCTGACGATCAGCTCTATGTCGGCCGATTCATCCAGCAGCACCCGACTACCCCGCGTGCCGCGTATCAACTCACCTTTGCACTCCATCAGCATGGCGATCATGTTGCCGCCACTCGGCCCGCCAGCACCGTCCGGCACAGGCGAATGCAGATCCTGCGCCCAGAGTTTGAGCATCTCGTCGATTCGCTTAATCATCGAAGCAAGGCTCCTCGATCACCGCCTGCTGCAACGCAGACGCTCGCCCCCAGCCCGCAGGCTTTTCATAGGCCCATGGCCGCACGCCGCTTTTTGGCAGTGCGGGCATACGCCGCTTGCGCCAGCCCAGCCGGTGCATGATCGCCCCAACCCGCATCTGCTCGGGCTTGCCCCAATGGCCGAAGTCCAGCTTCAGCGCCTGGGTCAGGATCTCGTTGCCGGTAGCGGTCTCCCCGATCTGCGATTCTTCCATCCAGGCCAGGATCGGCCCTTCCCATTCATCCACCACAAAGCGCTCGTCTTGAGCCTCGGCGAACATCTTGGATTCGTCCTTGTTCACCCACCAGATATCGCCCGCTTCAAAGCAGAACAGCGCCTCGGCCCACAGCTGGTCGCGGATCTCGCGCAGTTGCTCCAGATCGACCTTGTTGCAGAACACCGGCCAGTAACGACGGTTACCCGTGGCGTCCTTGAGGTACTCCTCTTGGTTGGTGGTGCCCACGAAAACACACTGGCGTGGCACGTCATTCGTTCTGCGGCCGTAGCTCTCGCGGTATGTGTCGGTGGACGCTGAGAAGAACTGTTTGGCCTTGGTGCTTTCAGCCTTGTTGAAGCTGTCCAGCTCGCCCAGCTCGACGATCCACTTGCCGCGAATCGCCTGGAAGCTGTCCTTATCGCCCAGGGCAAAGGGCGTGTCCATGAACCACTCGCCACCGAGCACGCCCATGGCCGTGGACTTACCGGCGCCCTGCCCGCCTTCGAGGATCATCACGGAGTCGGCCTTGCAGCCCGGACGCATCACACGGGCGACAGCCGAGATAAGCCAGCGCTTACCAACCTTGGCCGAGTACTCACTGGCCTGGACGCCCAGCACGTCGGTCAGCCAGGTTTCAATGCGTGGCACGCGATCCCATTCCAGCTTCTCCAGATACTCGCGCACTGGGTGGAAGGCGTGGTCGTGGGCAACCACGCTGACCGCCTCGATCACATGAGAGGCTTTGACCCGCAGGTTGTACTGCTGCGCGAGCCACTTCATTACTCGCATGTCGTCAATGTCAGCCCAGTCACCGGCACCACCGCCGAAAGGAGCAGACCGCAGCTTGACGATCTTGGAGCTGAATACGCTGTAACCGATGACACCGGCCCAGCGTTCGTCATTGCCCAGGATCAGCTCGACGTTTTGCATGTGCGCAATCAGGGAGCCGTTTTCGGTGCGGGCCAGTTGGTCCTTCCAGCCACCCGCTGCAGGAGGCTTGACCACCGCAAGCACCTGGCGGCGAACTGACTCCAGCCCTTCGGCTACGTGCAGGTCGTTAAAGTCGGTCCACTTGATCTCGCGCTCGCCGGAGAACACCGGGGCGACGACTTGACCGCCGACAACCAGCGCGGCGTTGTTGGCCTTCTCTTCGCCTGGGTTCCAAGGATCACCGTTGGGGCGCTTGGTTTTCCAGTCGTCATCGCGACATATGATCAGCGGACAGCCGGGAAAACGCTCGCGCATGGCCTTGGAGACAGGCAGCAGGTTGCCCGCGTCGAAGGCGATGGCGACAGTGAGCGAAGTCGCCATGTGCAGGCTTGCGCCCGTGGCGTAGCCCTCACACACCAGCACCGGTTCGCCGGGCTCGGGGTGGGGACCGATCAGGTGGAAAGCCCCCTCTTTTGACATACCGGGCGGCCAGTACTGCTTATCCCGACCGGTGTCTTCTTGCTTGGCCGGGAAGATCACCTGCAGGCCGACGATCTGATCGCGGACGTTACACATGGGCACCAAAAATGCGCCAGTACGTGGCGCATAGCGAACTTTGAAGCCAACGATCTGCTTTCGATCCAGATAGGCGCTCTTGCCCTTTTCGGGCATGCGCTTGAACAGGCCGGCAGCACGGTTGGCCGCTCGGCGTGATGCGTTGGCTGCGATCTCGGCAGCCTTACGCTTGGCATCTTCCTGGCGAGCGCGCATGACTTCGCGCTCCTCTGGGCTCATGCGTCCGGGCTTGACCTTGATCTTTTGGGTATCGCCAGAACGCCAGTCACCGAAGCTGCCGAAGATCAGCGTCTCGTTTTTTTCGGTGCGGTGTTCATGGATGACGTACCAGCCGTTTTTTTCCTTGCCTTTGTCCTGGGTGGTTTTGCAGCGGGTGAGTTTGCCGAATACCAAGGGTTGAGCGGGCTCTAGACCATAGTCCGCGAACTGATTGATCACATCATCGAGCATAACGGGCAGCCCTCTGATCATCGACGGTCTTGCACTCAATGCAGAGCGTGCAACCGGGCTGTGCCAAACGACGAGCCTCGGGGATAGGGCCATCGCATTCGTCACAGAACATCAGCGAATGTTGAGCCGTGTTGGACATCAGCGCCAGGCGTGCAGCGACGGCCTGATCAATGCGCTTTTGCACCAGGTCATTTGCGAAGTCAGCGATATCAGCCACGTTCCACCCCAGAAGTCGTCTGATTGACATAGCGGGCGCGGTTGTACATGCCCAACAACCCCTGAATGCCTCGAAACACCAACTGGCGTATCTCAGCCAGCTCACTGTCATCGACCTTGCCGTCGCCAATGTGCTTGGCCCAGGTTTCGGACAAATCGGCGACCTGCCGGAAAAACATGGCGATACCCGTGGTCAGGGTCTCAGGCATGTCGTTGGTGTACGCCTCAGCCAATTCCTGCCAGATCGTGTCGCCGACAAGAGCGTGCACCGCATCGAGAATGCGGCGGTCCTTGGTCAGTTCGAGGATCTCGCCGAACTCCTGAATGTTGACGGTGTGCGAGGGATGGGTGGGAGACAACTTGTGCTGCAGCGTGGTGGCATTGCGGCCGGTGGTGGCGGCGATTGCTGCGGCACCGCCGGGATAGTCCCGTGCGGCGTGGTACAGGGCTAATTCGAGCGTCAGTATTTCCTTTTGCGCTCGATCAACACAGCTTAAAGCTACTCGGCTCATGGCATTAATCCTACTAAGTTGCCAGTGCCCCGCGACGTGTAGTGGTGATACATTTGCCGCGTGGCTTGAAAGGGCCCAAACGCCGGCTAGATCTAGGGATCGAAACCGGCACCGTGCCGAGGCGAACAATCCGTTGCTCACCTCTGGCGCAACAGCTGCCTAATCTGTGGTGGAAAAGGCAGCAACCCAAGACATCCGTGTCTTGGCATCGCGATAAAGGGAGGTGGTTTGCATGTGGTGTGCCCTCCTACCTTCGTCGCGACCCGACAGCACTGTGGTGGTGTGTGCCGGGAGGAACTAGGCGGCCCTTGGGTCGCCTTTTTTCTATCTACGCTGCAGCTTTTTGCGGGGCTGACGCGTTGAGCAACCAGGCAGCGTCAAACGCGTTGCCTTTTTGCTCCGCAGCAGTCGCTAAAAGTTTTGCGTAGTGGGTTTCACCGGTGTAATCGGTGCGTGGAAGGCTGGCAGCCAAGCGCCATTTATTGAGTGCTTGGTAACTCCTGTCACATACCTTGGCGGCGGCTCCGATGCCGCCTACTGCTTCAAATGCGAACGCAATGGCGTTCGGAAAATCTGCGGGGTCCAACATGGCAACCTCCATTTATCAACTCGCGGTTGATATTAACATCAACTGACTATTGCGCAACCCCTGTGAGAGTATCAACTCATGGTTGATAAGAATGAGCTACGGGCAGCTTTCACGGCGCGCCTACACGAAGCACTCGACGATGCCGGTGTACGCACCCGGGGACGTGGGGTGGATATTCATAAGCATTTGGTGAAGGTTGGGGCTGAAAAAAGCACTCAAGCCATCAGTAAGTGGCTAAATGGTGAATCCATTCCTGAGGCAGACAGCATGGTTGTGCTGTGTTCATGGCTGAAGGTGCGAAGGGAGTGGCTGGAGTATGGCGTACTGCCTAAGCAGCAAACTGGAGAAAGCAACGTCCGCCAGTTAAACCCAACGAATGAGAGTAACGTTAGAGAGGTAACCCAGCGTTTCGGGAAAGTCCCTTTGATTTCTTGGGTGCAGGCTGGAGCGTGGTGCGAGTCGAACTTTGAGCTGCATGATGGAGAGTCTTGGCTTTCCTGCCCTGTACCTATCAGTGAGAGCGGTTACGCTCTGAGAGTACTTGGCGACTCCATGACAAATCCTGGTCCAGGTCGAAGCTATCCCACAGGATGCATTATTTTTGTAGATCCAGAAGCTGAAACCAAGATAGGTGACCGAGTCATCGCCAGAGTCCCGCGCACGAATGAAGCTACATTTAAAGTTTTGGCTGAGGATGCAGGCCGGCACTTCTTAAGACCCATCAATCCGCAATATCCAATCATTGACATTACGGAAGAAACACATATCTGTGGAAAAGTTGTGGGCTCTTTTATACCTGAATAATCTACGATTAAATCATGCCCTTAGAGCACCCATTCTTTTCTCCCTTAAAAGCCTCTTCCCCTCTTTTGCCAAATCCTCCAAACAATCATAAACGAAAATCAGCTCCAACTCATTCGAAGCCTCAAGCAATTGATTATTTAACTCAACTGTTCTAGCTTTTATTTCCTCACTAGCACAATCATGATTAGAATATTTATAAAGAAACCGTAACAATCCACAAGTTTCTATTAGCCTTTGCCCTTTGATTGTTTTTGGCAAGTACACCCCCGCCACACTTATGACATTGACATGCAATGAGTACTCATCAAAATGAGGGTGACAGATCAAATAGTCATCGGATGATACCGAGAACACATCTTTCACTTTAGCCTTAGTTACAGGCTTATCTAATTTAGCGCCATTGCAGTCTTTACATACAACACAAATGTTCTGACTTTCAAACATGAAATGAGGATGCGTAGCTTTAGGTATAATATGCTCAGCATCCCAGACCCCATTATGCTCAACTACATTTTTCTGCAAACAAAAAGCACATTGATAGTCCTGCGCTGCAATATAATGATCTTTTAGATCCTTTTTGATTACCTTCCAGACGCCTTCATTGGTACTTTCCCAAAAACCGTTTTGATCCTCTCGCGACTTCTTCTTAAACTCCTCAACCAAGGTCAAGTGATTAGCGGAGTAAACGTAAGGCTTATTGATTTTGAACTGAGACTTAATCAAACTCATTACTGGACCTCACTAAGAGCATCACTTAGCAGATCAATCAACTTTATTACAGGATCGCCAGCTCGCAAAAACTCCCTTAACCCGATAATCCTTGATAATACATCCATACGCTCATTACTGAGATCAAATCCACCACTTAGCGTGCCTAAGGCGCTTATAAGCTCACGCGTAAGATATTCGTTCTTATAGCCCGGAGCACCAAAAACGCTAGCCAGTTGAAAATCAGCAGATCGATTATTTAAAACGCTCGCCTCAATAGTTTCTCCCTTTTGAATATCAAGTACATAACAGTTCCTGTTACTCAAATTCGATACTATCTGCGGTGAATGCGTAGCGACAACAAAATGACAGCATTTAAACTCACTGAATGATTCTATGAGCAGACCAATGAATTTCTCTTGCCACTCTGGGTGCAAGCAAACCTCTGGCTCATCAATACACACTAAAGCGCCATCTTCAATATGACTTGCAATACCTAGAAGCGCTAATAAAACACATTGCTCACCAGAACTCGCATCATTTATTCTAATGGGACGACTCACACCAAGTTTTTGCAGCGTAATATCTCGAAGCTTGATAAACCCCAAATCCAACAGACATAAAAATCGCTCATCAATGGGCCCTCCAGCATTAATTTCAAACACTCCATATTCATTAATAACAACATCAAGTCGCGGCTTCATATTAGCAATTGAAAAATAATGGAAGGCGTTAAGAATTTCGTCTGTACGACTATAAATCTCCTCATAATTAAACTTCTGATTAAACGGCGCACCTTTCCGATATCGAACATGTAAAAACTCTAACAGCGCTCCTTTAGGATCGTCAGAATGTAAGATTTCATGCATTCCTTTAGGCGACGGATCCATAGCCATCCTCACCTGCATGAATTCGTGATAACCCATATAAGAAAAAACTTTTATAATTGCCCTTAGCTTATTAACATCTTCATTCAAAGAGCGCAGCAACTTGCTAATAATCCTCGACATGTACCCCAGACTGAGATTATGACTAGAAAGACCTTTAAGCCCAACATATTCATAAATATTTGCAAATTCCCCCTTTCTGTCAAAGGGAAATTTATCGAAAGGGCTAGTGGAGGAAGCAATAATTTTAGTCGGGGGTAAGGTATATAGAACAGAAGCCGAATCCTCTGCCCATTCACGTTTAAATAATGGTCTATCCTGTGAAGATTCAGAAACAGAAACAAATGAACTTATCAACTGACGCAACAACAGACTTTTACCTGCCCCGTTCCGACCGACAACTATAGTAAATATGTTTTCGTAACTACTTACTCTGCCTGTATGGAACTGTAAATATTCGCCCCGAAACTCGCAACTATTAATCATGAAGATCCTTTTCTCTTAGCAAATTTTTAGGTAAAGCGTAGCCTTCCTATCATAATGCCACTAGTCAAGATGCACCATGACTGCCGTTATTTTGTGCAAAATTTTATGGCTCACATTTCTTCTAAAAAAAATCAACCGAAGGTTGTTGACTAAAAACAACCATTGGTTGATATTTGCTTCACTCTTCCACCACAGAGCGAGGCAACACCATGCACACCACAGCTACCCTGCACATCCACCCGGCCGCTGCTAACCCCTCCCGCATCTTTGAAATCCGCCGCCTGGCGCAAGACCTCGGCTGCACATTCATCGCGTCCAAACCTAAGCCGAAAGAACGCACCGCGCCCTGCCCGTTCGATCCAAGCGGCGGAGGGCACGCGGCATGAGCAAGTACAAACTCGACAACCGTACCCTGACCCTGCTCAAGGCCCAGGTAAACCTAACCGAAACCTTCAACCACCTGCTGCGTGCCGAAGTTCAGCGTGAGGCCCTAGCCTTCCGCCTGAAAGTCGAGCGCCGCAAAGCCGACACGCACTTCACTATTGAGTTGGGCTGCGAACGCCACACGCTGACCCTGACCAACAGCAAAAAGATGCACCTTAAGCTTGCGGACTTCATTGAGGAGATCGTCAACGGGCCAGCCAGTGCAAGCGATCCGTCGTCTGTGCCACACGCAGACCGCCGCTACGGCGTCTTCGAAATTGAACACAAGCAGCGTGTGTTCGACCTGGTGCAAACCGGCGGCGCGCTCAGCCTCGATATGGGTTTTGAGCAACCTATCAACCTGGCAATCCATCGCAACAAAACCCGCACGGGCATCACAACCATCATGAGCATCGGCGTCAAGAAGCCATTCAGCAAGTGCTTCACGGTGTGCGGCAGTGACGTGGAGATCTACTCCATGGTGGCCGAATCCATCTCTCACCTGGCAGCCGTGGCGACTCCCGCCGCGCATGCAGCCTAAGAGGTCGCGATGGAACGTAGCCTGGAAAAGGCCGCCAAGTACTTCGGCCTCACCCGCCCCAAACTGATCGCGCTGATGCGTGACAAGGGCTTGCTCACTGACCGCAACCTCCCGGCGTTCCCTGTACGTGACCGGGAATACCTGCGGGTCAAGAACGGCAACTGGTACCACGAGACGGCAGGAATGCAATACAGCCAGTCGACGAAGGTCCGGCAAGCCGGCATGCCTTGGCTGGCAAGTCAGCTGGGCCTCGAACTGCCAGCCATCCCGGCAGACAACCGTGACGTGGCCTAGGGAGTACGCCCGCCAGATCGTCGCCATGCACACACGCGAGGAGCGCAATGCCGCGCTCCTCGAAGTGCCGGAGCATCTGCGGGAGCTGACCAAACGCCACTGCCTAAATGCTTGGAATCACCCCTCACGACTAAAACGCAAGGAGGCCGCTGCCCATGAGCAACAACAGTCAAACACCGCTACGGCTGCAACCCGCGCCGGATAGCGCAACCGTCGAGATGCTGCACCGACTCTTCGGCGACGTGCTTATCCCCCTGGAAAAGCTGCGCGTGCATTACTTCAAGAACCTCAACGAAAAGACTTTTACTGAGGCGATCAACAGCGGCCGTATTCAACTGCCGGTGACCACCCTGGATCACAGCGTCAAGGCGTTGAGGTATGCCCACATCAAGCATGTCGCGGCACTGATTGATATCCGCGCTTACAGGGCGGATGAGGACATGCCGCGACCACAAACTGATTCAACCGAGCCAGAGCAGTAACACCAACGGCTGCCACCACCAGCCAACAACCACCAGGAGCACACCACATGACCGTAATTCAAATCTGCGCACTGATCACCATCGTTATCGCGCTCGCGATCCTTTATTGGATCGGCTACAGAGGCGGCTTAACGGATGGTCTGGCTCAGGGCTACAACGAAGGACACGCACAAGGATTTATTGAAGGCATGGACGAGGGGGAGTCAGCGGGCTCTACCGCTCTGGAGCAGATCTCCGAGCGTTGTCGGCGCCTGCAGCTGATATTGGACCATCAGCCACTGGATCGCCTCACCCTGTTAGCCATTGCCGAAAAGCTAAAGCTCGCGGCCGACACCTTCCGAGCGGTGAGATCTGACAGCCAAGCGACTCAAGCACTTGCCTTACGTGACAAGGCACTGAACATGGCTGCCATGCTGGACCCATTCGAGTTGGGAGACGCAGCATGAACTGGATCCTGACCCATTCAGGCAAACACTTCGATCTGCTAGAACCCGACGCCGACATGATCGACCCACGGGACATCTCGCACGCACTGGCCCACCTGTGCCGCTTCAACGGTCACACCCGCGAGTTCTACAGCGTGGCCCAGCACAGCTGCATCGTCGCCGAGCTGGTGCCGGAAGAACACAAACTCGCGGCCTTACTTCATGACGCACCCGAGGCGTACCTGGGCGACATGACGCGGCCACTCAAGCAATGGATCAGTGCCTATGAGCACTTTGAGGACTGTATCTGGTGGCGCGTCTGTGATCGGTTCGACATAGCACCGGAACTCCCCGCCTGCGTCCACAAGGCCGACCTGATAGCGCTGGCTACCGAACGTCGCGAGCTCATGCCACCCGATCCGGCTATCTGGGATTGTTTGGTCGGCATCGAACCCATGGTTGAAACCATCCGTCCATGGTCTGCCGCAGAAGCCCGCAACACCTACCACCAGCGCCTGATGGACCAACTCGCTATCGAACACCTGAGGAAAGCGGCATGAAGAACCAACAGAACAACACCAGCGCCTTGTCCGCTTTGCTCCGCACTGCAAATGGTGGCGACACGCTAGAAACAAACAGTCTCTGCTGCGCAGCAGCAGGCATTATTGCTCCTCTCAGCGCCACTGCCGAGGCACTTATACCCCACGAAAAGCTGCGCGGGGCAGCGCTCGCTGATGCAACGCTAAACGCTCAGGAACGCCCGCTCGCGCAGCCTGTCGTGGGGTATACGCACCGTTCACTTCCCAAAGCCATAGAGGCTGAAATCTTCTCGGACGATGAACTGGCCGACCTTACTGGCTATAAGCAGCGAGCCCATCAACGGAAGTGGCTAACTGACCGCAATTGGGTATTTGTCGAGAGTCGTGGGGGTCGTCCGCTGGTTGGGCGCATGTACGCTCGCATGAAGCTTGGCATGACCAATACAGCACTCATTGAACAAAGCCCGCCGCCGGCGCGACCCGTTTGGACGCCTGACTTCTCCAGGGTGAACTGAGATGCGACCTAGAAACACAGAAAACAGGGACTTGCCGCCTGGAATGGTGCGGCGCAAACGCCCTCGCAAGAATGGCAAAGTGTGGGTCGGCTACTACTACAAAGACTCGACAGGAAAGGAGATCCCGCTAGGTGGAGATCTGAGTAAAGCGAGATTGAAGTGGGCAGAGCTTGAGGCTAAGGAAAAACCCGCAGACCTGACGATGATGAAGGGGATCTTTGATCGGTACGCCCGCGACGTCATTCCGAAAAAAGGAGAGCGTACCCAAAAAGACAATCTGGCCGAACTAAAACAGCTACGCCCCACATTCGATGGGGCTCCCATCGATTCAATCACGCCGGCAAATATCGCCGGGTATCGCGATGCACGCACGGCCAAGGTTAGGGCCAACCGGGAAATTGCCCTTCTGTCTCACGTGTTCAATATGGCACGCGAGTGGGGCCTCACTGAGCGGGAGAATCCTTGCCAAGGCGTCAGGAAGAATAAGGAGGTGCCACGCGACTACTACGCCAATGCGGTGGTTTGGGACGCCGTCTACGGTATGGCGGGCCCGGAACTCAAGGAAGCCATGGACCTGGCCTACCTGACCGGCCAGAGACCTGCCGATGTGATCATCATGCGTAGCGACGATACTGAGGGTGATTATTTCCTGGTCACCCAGGGTAAAACCGGGCAGAAACTCAGAATTCTGATGCGGACAGAATCCGAAGAAAACAGTCTCGGGAAATTGGTTAGAGAGATAACCGAAAGAAATGCACACCACCCCTCCAAGTACCTACTAATCAACCAGTACGGAAAAAGGATGACGAAAGGCATGTTGCGCCTGCGCTGGGACAAGGCAAGGGAGAAGGCGCAGCAAAAAGCGCTGGATCAGGGCGACCCTATGCTCGCAGCAAAGATTGGAGGGTTTCAGTTTCGTGACATCCGACCCAAGGCGGCATCGGAAATCATCGATATTGGCGACGCAAGCCTACTGCTGGGACATAGCAAACAGGAGATCACCAAACGGGTTTACAGGAGGATTGGCGCCACTGCTAAACCATCAAAATAGACAAAGTTTCGGAACCCCTGCCCGAAAGTTTCGGAACGCCTATCCAAAACCGGCGTTATCTACCCAACCCCCAAAAACACAAAAGCCCCGCATTCGCGGGGCTTTCGTTTGAATCTTGGCGGGAAACCAGGGATTCGAACCCTGGAGACGCTATTAACGTCCGCCGGTTTTCAAGACCGGTGCATTCAACCACTCTGCCAATTTCCCTTGTGCGACACAGGAGAATAATAGCCCATCCCGTCTCAGCG